GTGTTATCACTATTGTTCGTGCAGATGGCCGCGTCGATATGTTTAGTCGTAACGGTAAGGAACTTGCTAACTTCCCTCACATAGCAGAACAGATTAGTTCAGTAATTAAACAAAAAGGTTCTAGCAAGAGCATGGATGTTGTACTGGATGGCGAGATTATGTCGTCTAGTTTCCAAGACTTAATGAAGCAAGTACATCGCAAGGACAATGTAGAAGCAGGTGATGCTATTCTTAACTTGTTTGATGTGCTTCCTTTATCAGATTTTGAAAAGGGTTTTTACAATAAAGATCAAAAGACTCGCAGTAGCATGGTCAAGTTCTGGGTTGAACAAAATCAACACTTGATTCCTAGCGTGACTTATGTTGCTAATGAATTAGTTGATTTAGATACAGAAGAAGGACAAAAGCGTTTTAAAGAAATTAATCAAATGGCTATCGACGGTGGTTACGAGGGCATTATGATCAAAGACCCGGAGGCAGGTTATGAATGTAAGAGAAGTGTTGCATGGCTTAAACTTAAACCGTTTATTGAAGTTACCCTTAGTGTGGTGGCTGTCGAGGAAGGCACCGGACGCAATGAAGGTCGTCTTGGTGCCCTTGTATGTAGTGGTATTGACGACGGAAAGGATATTCGAGTTAATGTCGGGTCGGGTTTTAGCGATAGCCTTCGTGATAGTTATTGGAGGGAACGTGCTGAACTCATCGGTCACAATGTGGAGGTGCGAGCGGATGCCATTACTCAAAACCAAGACGGCACCTACAGTTTGCGATTCCCACGGTTCTTAAAATTTAGAGGATTTGTCCCAGGTGAAAAAATTTAACCTGTTTAAAAACATCGTCTTATGGTCGGTGGCTGTATTTGCAGTTCTTATCTTGTTTCCTTTTCAATTTTTATTTAGAGATTCAGATGACATCCATGCACAACGATTTTGTGCGTACGGCGAAGTCTATGTTGAATTCGAGCATGGAGGCAAGATTTGGGGAACTACATTTTTAGATAATCACGGAAAGCCTGTTAGTTGTAACGATGACGATGTACAGCATACAGCATCAAACAAGGAAATAATATGAGAAGTAATTATTGGTCATGCTCAAAATTTGCCGACTGGCTACGAGGTACAGCTAAACTATCTGCTGGCACTAGCGAGGAATGGGACGAGTGGCGAACTACCGCTCAAATGAAGCACAACTTCCGCTACTGGCTAGCGGAAGAAGCATTAGATGCTATTCAAAATTTTGTAAACTATCCTATGGACAAACTAAATGACGTCAGATACTACATCAACAATCGTTGGGTTAGTAAGAGTCACGCTCTTACTGCCCACCCTCGTGATATCCGCCCTGGCAGTTGGTGTGACGTTGGTAATAGGTTTCTCCCTTGTCTTTTTAACGAACTTGTGGACTTCGTGGAAATCGAACAGGCATGGCATTATTGTATGTGGAATGAAGAGGAACGAGTAAAGTACAATGTTCCTTGGTATCGTAGCGGATGGTTGCGTTGGCGTACTTGGCGTTGCCCAGAAGCCGGCTTGGCCTATTTGACATGGGCAAGCACTCTTACCAATGAAGAGTTTTTGGAAGAAGGTGAAAAGCATCTAGCCGAACCTACCTATCAAGCTAAAGCCGCAAAAGAAATTATTGAGCTGTATACTTGGTGGACTACTGTATATCGCAATCGTCCAGACCCTTATGAAGCAAGTGGCTGGACTGCGGCCTGTGAAGCAAGCCGTATTGCAAATGGTGGCCGATTGAATTTTGGTACTGAGAAAGATCCTGTACTCAAAAAGGCCAGCGACAAGGCTCATAAGCTACTTCAAAAGATTGAAAAGGCTTATGAAGCAGAAGACGAGGCTATGATGATTCGCCTTATTAAAGTTCGCCAAGGGCTATGGACATAGATATCATATTAGACGACAACAGGTACATTGCCGAAGTTTGGGAACCTATGACTCCCAATTGGGAGTTTAGAGAACCATATCCTGAAGAAACATATCTAGAAATTAATCAGTGGTGCATTGACACACTTAAATATCATGCTCGTACAGCATATCATGTATTTGAGTTTAAAAATAAAAAGGATTTAGAATGGTTCCTCTTAAGGTGGTCATAAAAAAATTGTACCGCAAGTACAAACTAAAATATAATAAGCAGGTAAATGCAGTGACCAAGAATACCATTTGTGCAGTACCCTGGATGCATCTTAACTTTGAACCTAATGGTAAAGTAGTACCATGCTGTCTTACCAGTACGCATAATTATTTTGCCGGTGATCTTAACACACAGACTATTGACGAAATTTGGAATAGTGACAATATGAAAAAACTCCGTAAACAAATGATTAACGGAGAAGAACCTGAAATCTGTAGTAAATGCTTTGATCGAGAAAGAGTTACCGGAGAAAGCGGACGTTACTATCATAGTAAAGAATTTCCAAACGTAATAAAAATTATTCCTGAAATTACAAAACCCGATGGTACTTGTACAACCATGGAATTAAAATATTGGGATTTTCGTTTTAGTAATCTGTGTAATTTTAAATGTCGTAGTTGCGGACCACGTTATAGTTCAGCATGGGTGCCTGATGCTAAAAAATTAGGGTATACCGATCAAGAAAAAGTTTGGAACATAGAAACCGTTGACAATAAGACAAATTTTGATTTTCTTGCGAATCAAGTTAAACACGTACAAAAGGTTTATTTTGCAGGAGGCGAGCCATTACTAATGCCTGAGCATTGGCAGACGCTAGATTTACTTGTAGAAAATAAACGATTTGATGTCAAAATAAGTTATAACACAAACGCATCTAGTTGGACTTACGGTAAGAAAAACGCATTAGAATATTGGAAGAAATGGGAACCAGGTAAGATTGAAGTATGGCCTAGTTTAGATGAAATTGGCGAACGTGCAGAATTGATCCGCAGTGGAACGGTGTGGACCAAAGTAGAAGAAAATTTAAAAGAACTAGTTAAATTAGATAATATTACAATTCGCCCCGGTATGACTATCGGAGCATGGAACGTATTTAGATTACCTGAAATTATTAATCATTTAATAGATATTGGTGTTATAACAGAAAAACATCAATATCAAAATTTCTTTATTAATTTATTAGAGCATCCCGAACATTACCATGTTCAAATACTGCCCGATGATTATAAGAAAGAAATTATTTTAAAATTACAAAATTTTATTAAATCACACAACGAAAAATATCAAACAACAATTGATCACTTGTTTACACATATTTTATACGAACTTCAAAAACCCTTTAATGAGCATTCTGCTAAAAAGTTTTTACAGGTATCTAAACAAGTAGATAATGTTAGGGAAGAAGATATATTTAAAGTGATTCCGGAAATGAATATTATTAAAGACAGATTAAAATGAATCTAACTAAAATTTATAGAGATGAAAAATTAGCCCCATCGGTATTTGTTGTTGATTGGATGTTGCACGATCGTTGCACATACGATTGTTCGTACTGTCCGCCATCAAATAAGAAGGGAACTGATGATTGGTTAGATCTAAATCGCATAGATGATTTTTGTAATAGACTAGAAGAACATGTTGCAAAGTCAATGCCGGGTAGTAAAATATGCGCTTTATTTACAGGTGGTGAACCAACAGTTTGGAAAGGATTTGATCAACTAATTGATAATTTAAAATCAAGAGGTTGGCTGATGAATATTTCTTCAAACGGTAGCAGATCACTTCGTTGGTGGGAAGAACATGCATCTTATTTTGAAAGAATATCTCTTAGCTATCATTCAGAAGGTGTAGTAGACGATCAATTTATTGAAAAAATAAAAGTCTGCTCAAAAGATTCGGATCTTGTAGTAAACATGATGATGAATCCCAATGTTGCTATGTTTCAAAAAGCAGTTGCATTTTCAGAAAGAATGGAGAAAGAAATACCCGATTTTTATTTTTCTGTTGAATATGTTAAAATACAATACAATTTTGGATTACAAGAAATTAAAGTTGTTCCTTATTCTATCGAGCAACTCGATGAATTAACAAATTTACAAAATAATAATCCACGACTTAAAAGAATAATTGAACTACACCAAAGTGGAAAAATATCTCAAATTAAAAATAGGGCCGCTCCCGATAATTTTATGATCGAATTTGATAACGGACAAACTGAAAAGTTAATGCCGGGTAATTTAATCAATAAAAATTTGGCTAATTTTAATGAATGGAGTTGCGCTGTAGGATTAGAAAGTATTTTTATAGATGCCAAAGGGGATATCCTTAGAGGAACTTGCCGTGTTGGGGGTAAATTGGGAAATATAAATGATCCGTCAAATATAAAATGGCCAAAAGATAATATAATCTGTAACTTAAATTGGTGCGGATGTATAACAGATATAATGAATTCTAAAGAAAATCTCCGGTTGACAGTTTCTTAATTTGGCGCTATAATATATACATTGTTTAATAAACAGGAGCAGAAATGGCTAAAGCCGCTACTAAAACTCGAGTTACCAAAAAGCAAGTAATTGCTCATCGTACTCGTGCAGTTAAAGATACTAGCCCAGTTTGGGAAGGTTGTGAAACTTGGGATGGCGATACTTTTCATCGTTTTTTCAAACGTGCCATGGATTGGTACCGTTTGGAATCAGACATCAAAACTTACAAACCAGCAGTAGTCAAATGGATGGAATCTATTGGCTGTACCAAATCTGACATCACAGCGTTCAAAAAAGTTAAAGATAGTCGTATCAATTCCACAATGGGTGCAGTAGCCTGCTGTTTGAATCGCGGTATGACAGCTCAACGTGCCGATTTTAATAACGGACGCGATACAGCCGCTTGGCTCCGTGCTGAAATTGTCAAGGTAATCGAAGCAGGTAAAAACGATATCGATGAAGACGAAGCCAAAGCGATCGAAGCGGCTAAGCCCGCTGTCTACACTCCTTCAATTCAAGAGCGTGTCAAAGAAGCCGCTTATAAAATGACTGAAGAATTGGAAGATGCTATCGAAGGTTTTCAAAAGGATCCAGAAAACTTTGATCCAAAGGCATTCAAAGTATTAAACTTGCTCAAGGGCAAAGAAGTCAAAGCCGCACATGCTAGACTGATTAAAACGCTGTATAAGCGTGATTTAGAAGAACTTGAGGAGTTAGCCAGCGGCCAAGCAGATGAACAGCTTAAAGAAGGTTATAGCCACCGTAGCAAGAAGCAAATTCGTAATTTGATTACCTTTTATCAAGAGATTATGAGTGCCTGTGACATGTTAGCGCAAGAAGCCAAAGTTAACCGCAAGCCACGTAAAACCAAAGTTGTACCTAAGGACAAATTGGTTGCCAAGCTCAAGTACATGAAATCGAACGAGCCTCTAAAATTGGTTTCGATTAATCCTGCAGACATTATCGGCTCAAAAGAGTTGTGGGTGTTTAACACTAAAACTCGTAAATTGGGCAAGTATGTAGCCGCTGAGTTTAACGATTTGGGTGTTAAGGGCACTACAATTACCGGCTTTAACGAGCATCAAAGCATTTGTAAGACGCTACGCAAGCCCGAAGAAAAGCTCAAAGAGTTTAAAGCGGCAGGTAAAGTGCAGTTACGCAAGTTCTTAGATGAAATTAATGCTACAGACACTAAAATGAATGGACGCATTAACGAAGAAACGATCTTACTAAAAGTTCAGTAAGACATATCCAAAACATAGATAAATACTCCAAAGAGAGTATTTGTCTATGACCCAAATCCAAGATAGCATTTTACAACTAGTAAACGCTGAACTAGCCAATTCTACAGGTACATTTAACCATACCGGTGACTATACAATAACCGGGTCGTTAACTGCTGATACAATACATGTTAAAAATTTAATTACAGAAATTGGTAATGTTGCCAACATAGGTGACTGGGTAGTAAATGAAGAATCAGATCTTGTTGGAAAAGGGTTTAACTGGACCTGGGGCGAAGGTAGTGTTAATTTACAATATAGATCAGGCAGACACCTTTGGACTGATGCTAGTTTAGATTTGCAAGCTGATCAAAGTTATAAAATAGACAATGTACCAGTATTGTCAGCTAACAGCCTAGGCGATAGCATTGTTAACAGTAAACTAAAAACAATTGGCACACTTAACTCGTTAAAAGTAAGCGGAGATGCTACACTAGGTGATTTCGTTTTTGTTAACAGCGTAGTTAATCGTTTAGGTATTGGTACTGAAGATCCTAGTAACTCTATTACTATTCTAGATAACAATGTTGAAATTGGTCTAGGCAGTCCCGATTATAATACTGCTAGTATTGGTACTGTTAGTAATCACGACTTTACTATCAACTCAGATAATCAGGCACGTATTACAGTTAAAAACGATGGCGAAATACATGTAGGAAACCCAGTTTCTAAGAATGGATTGTTGCGTGTATTTGGTTCAATCTATGTGGATAACTTAATAGCCGACACTCGTGTCGATCGTTCTAGTCCGTTAGAGTTCTCGGCTACTAGAGATCAAAGTATTTACGGTCTAGGTATTGTGTGGAGTGGCAATGGCGCCCAACGTGAATTGTTAATGTACAGTGATCCAGATCGTATTCGCAGTTCTGAAAATTTTGATCTAGCAGAAGGGCATGGTTATTTTATCAACGGAGTACCTGTACTGACTACTAACAATTTAGGTAACAGCGTTGCACATAGTAATTTAACTACTGTTGGTATACTACAACAACTTGAAGTACAAGGCACTACTACACTACACGGCGAATTAACTGTAACTGAACAGCCAGTTAATTTTAAAACTGTAATACTTACCGATGGTACTCAAAATATCATTATCGACAATAAAGGAATAGGTAGTTTTAATTCTGTTACAGTGAGCTCGGCAGGATTTGAAGCTGTGTATGCAGATGCTAGAGAAATCAACATTGGTGATAGAACACATACTAGTCGTCCAGTAAAAGTATTTGGCCCATTAAGTATTGGGATAGCCAATCCGGATCCAAGTCTAAAATTTGCAGTAGGCGGTGATGTAAGTATTGGTGATAAACGATTTACTAATGATATAGCACCTCCAACAAGTGGTAGTTGGAACCGAGGCGACATCTGTTGGAATACCGAACCTCTACCTAACAGTTATGTCGGTTGGACCTGTGTTCAAAGTGGTAATCCTGGCACATGGTTAGGTTTTGGCTTAATTGCAGGCCAATAAACTTGCTTATTATAAATAATCATATATAATACATATATGCGGTCTAGGCGTCATCCCGCAATATAAACTCTGCCGCCATTGCTACTTTTAGGAGATAACAATGGCAAAATTTTACTCAACAAAAACTTACGGTAACGACCGCGGATTATCATGCTGTTTTAGACAGTGGAGAGCTACACACTCACATTGTTCAACACTACATGGGTACTCGATTGGTATCAAACTTGTTTTCGAATGTGATACATTAGATGACAAAAACTGGTGTATGGACTTTGGCGGACTCAAAGAATTTAAGGCGTGGGCAGACTATATGTTTGATCATACTTTGATTATTGCACACGACGATCCCCATTATGTTGATTTTGTAAAACTAAATCAAATCAAAGGTGGATTTAACGATAGTGGTTTATGCGACCTGCGTGTAGTAGAAGGTGTAGGCTGTGAAATGTTTGCCAAAATGTGCTATGACAAAATGGCAGAACTTTTGTCTAGTGGAGATATGCGTTATCCAATTAATCCAACAGTAAGAGTTAAATCAGTTGAAGTATTTGAACACGGTGCTAACTCAGCTACTTACGAAGGTTAATCAAACCCTTTGACTTATAATGGACATAGTGTTATAATACATTATGTCCATTTTTATTGATTATACATTATGAAACGTATCGGCTTTGCCTGTAAATGGATCGACCATCCAGAACAAACTGAGGGTATCAAAGCTAACGATGATGCCAAACAGTACAACACTGGCGGCACTACTGTAACTTGGTTAAATAAACAAACAAAAGAAGTAGCAGAACAAAAGCTATGGGACCTTATGATTCAGAACATCGAATCCACCCGTAAGCTAGTCGAACGAGTAGGAGAACTAGATGAACACCTTCGTATGGTACGCATTAGCAGTGACATCCTGCCTGTCTATACTCATAGGGATTGGAGCTATTTTTGGCGCCTTGGGGACGTGGTTAGGTATTGTGAACAGAAGTTTTTGGACGTTGGCGCCATTGCTCGCAACCGTAATGTACGTTTGTCTATGCATCCTGGTCAGTTTGTTGTGCTGGCTAGCGATAATGAAGGTATTGTCGGTAGGAGTATAGAAGAATTTGAATACCATACCGATATGGCCCGTTGGATGGGCTATGGACAAAAGTTTCAAGATTTTAAGATTAATGTACACATATCTGGTAAACAAGGCCCAGATGGTATCCGTCGGGCTTATCAGCGGCTGTCACCCGAAGCTCGCAACTGTATTACTATCGAAAACGAAGAAAACTCATGGGGGTTAGATGACTGTCTTACTATTAGCGATATCGTTCCTATTGTGCTCGATATTCACCATCATTGGATTCGCGAAGGGGAGTATATCCTTGCGACAGACGATCGCGTTAAGCGTGTTGTGGATAGCTGGCGTGGTGTGCGCCCTACTTGTCATTACTCAGTCAGTCGTGAAGATTATCTTGTGGAGCATGACCGGACTACCGCACCTGTTTATGCACAACTCCTTTTAGACGGCTACAAAAAACAAAAGCTCAGAGCACACTCAGACTTTTATTGGAATCAAGCCTGTAACGAGTGGGCATTGAGCTTTTTGAATACACATGACATCATGTGCGAGAGCAAGGGCAAAAACCTAGCTAGTTTTGCCCTGTATGAACAAGCGAAATCTCTTACTCTGCTTTAGGCTCTTTTGGCTTGCGTGGAGCACGTGGCTTCTTTTCGCCAGCGGCTTTTTTGGCTGCTGGCTTTTTCTTAGCTGGTGCTACTGACTCGACCATAGCTTGTGAAGCTTGGTCCGCCACTGGACTTACTGCCGGTGCTTCAACTTTGTAAGGTACTTCAGCTTTTTCTTCTGTAGGTTTTATGAACCCGAAAAGTTTAGATATAAATCCCATAGTATTTCTCCTAGTTAAATATTTATGGTAAATATCATTATGTATAACTTTATTCGATATGTTAGTTTAAACGAAGGTAAAAGTCCCAAAACTCTAGTACAAACTAAGTTACCTTATGCCAAGGATGATTTAGAGCCTAGTATGAGTGAGGACACTATTAACTACCACTATGGTAAACTATACAAAGGGTATGTTACGCGATTTAATGACGGCGAAGGCGATGCAGATTTCAATGAAGCAGGCGCTTTCCTACACGACATTTACTTTACTCAATTCCAAAAGCCCTCAAGATCAAACGAACCAGACGGATCAGCTGGTGAATTTATAACAAAACACTTTAAAACTTTTGACAAATTTACAGATGCCTTTGAAAAAGAAGCCATGAAGATACAAGGTAGCGGGTGGGTTTATCTAGCACGTGATGGCAAGATCAAGACCATTAAGAATCACGAAATTAAAATGGATATTGTTTTGCTAGTTGATTGGTGGGAACACTCATTTCAATTCGATTACGGAAGTGACAAAAAATCATATCTCAATAACCAGTGGAAAATTATGAACTGGAATATTATCTCAAGTAGGATTGGTTTAGCTAGATAGGTTAAAATCTATCTAGCAAATAAATATTATTATGAGAATCTGGGAAATAATTAAAGAAGCCAAAAAACCAATAAATGATCCAAAATTTGTCGGGTTTATGAACAATACACTAGGTGACCGTGTCGATGCTCCGGCTCCTCTGCCTGACCCAGATATGTTTGCAATGGGCGGGAGTGTAGCAGAACTAGATAATCCGCATTTCAATTTCCGCCAGGCTATAAATTTTGGCATTAACCTTTTTAGGAAGATGACTCCAGAACAGAAATTAAAATTAGCCAAAAAAGGAGAAGATGCTGTAGAAGAATACATCTACAACATGGCTGTTAAGCACAATATGTTAATAGATTATGACGCAGATGATGATGCCAATCGACACAAATTTGCAGAAGAAGATATTGCAGAATGCCAAGGATACTTACCTGAAATATTCCACGATCCTGCTATCGACAGTTGGGTAATGGTATTAACAGACGGCAAGCCTATCCCTGAACCCCGCAAACGTAAACCAAAAGATTTAGGTCCTTTTACTGTTAAAATTAATCAAATAGCTGATACTCACGACGAGAACGGTAGAGTTGTAGGCAGCGGATTGAGTAATCGAACTTGGAAACCAGTTAAACAATTCCAGACTAGACCTGAAGCAGAAGCCTACGCAAAACATCTAATTGCCAAATACCCAACACATTATATTGGTGTTACTAATGGCACTGACACTCATAACTTCAATGTTACTTACATACATAGCCCGCCTGATACAAGAAACTAAAGCTGGTCTATCGTCTTAAGACTGCTTACTGGCATGTCCCAGACTCGACGTGCTTCAACTCCTTTTTCCTGCGCAAACTTTTTAGCATCACAATTTCCGCACACGTGATAAACTGAATCTGTTATTCTTCTCGGGTCCATGTCGCCTTTATCACGCTGAAAAATACCTTGGCAACAATCACATCTTATAACCAATACGGTTTTTTTACGACTATAGGTATGAGTACGTCCGCGACTGCTAGTGCGTACATAGTGGTTTTCTCTAAATTCAGTACCTAGTATCATAGTATTATTTACATTAAGATTATAAAATGGTATTGATAAATATCATATCGAGGGCCTAACACGTGATTACAATTACAGAATCAGCAAAAATAAAGATCAAAGATCTACTTCTTGAAGAAAATAATCCCCAACTAGCACTACGTACATTCGTACAAGGCGGAGGCTGTAGCGGTTTCAGCTACGGATTTACATTTGATGAAGTAAAGAACGAAGACGATTTTGAAATTCCTTTAGACAAATACAAGGTACTAGTAGATAGCATGAGCATGCAATATCTAGCAGGTGCTGAAATAGATTATAAAGAAGACCTAATGGGTAGCAGTTTTAGCATAAAGAACCCAAACGCAACAACAACCTGCGGCTGCGGTAGCAGTTTTGGAGTATAATATAAAATGACACAACAAGTAATCAATCTTGGTATACAAGGTAATGACGGTACTGGCGACAGTATTCGTACCAGTTTCCAAAAAATTAATTCAAATTTTAACGAGTTATATGCTATTTTTGGTGCTGGTGGGACAATTAAATTTACTGCACTAGGCGATGCTCCTAGCACATATAGTGCTAACCAGGTCATCATGTCCAACCCTGCAGGTAGCGGGTTGACTGCTAGAACACTAGTTTCTAGTAACAATTCGTTAACAATTAATACCAGCGATCCTACAAAGATTACTTTCACTGCGGCTAGTGCTAGTCTTGCTGGAGATCCAGCTCCAACATTAGGCAATTTCTTAAATGCCAACAGTTTAACTATCGGTAAGCTAGCTGATCCTAGTCAGGCTCTAGTTACAGCATTTAACAATGCCTATGCTAGTCAAGGTATTACAACTACTCTTGCACAGTTGCCAGTTACTAAAGGCTATGCAGATGCTAACTACTTGGCAGGTTCTACCTCGATCATTGGTGGTGTTACTACAACCAATATTAATTCTGCATTTAAATCAAGATCACAGCCAACACTACCACAAATTAATGATCCAGATTACAGTGCAAGTTACACAAGTAACTACTTGCCAACTGAGGTAATGCAACGTAAAGATGTTGTATACCGTGGCGGTGACTCAATGACTGGTGCATTGAATCTTAGTGACCATCCTACTCCGCTAAGTGGTGCTGGCATCGTTAATACTTCACAAGACCTGCAGGCAGCTAGCAAATACTACGTCGACAACACAACCTACTATAGTGGTGTAAACTTATTTGTATCTACTACTAAAGGTGATGATACACAGAAAAATACTCCTCCTGGACGCGAAGGACGTTATTGGAACTACGCTTACAAGACTATCGGAGCCGCATGTTTACAAGCACAGAATTTAATTAACTTAGCAGGTCTAGAACCAGGACCATACAAACAACGTATTGCCTACACAGTTGCTCCTAATCAGTATTACAGTCAGATCCAAAGTGTTACACTCAGTGGCGGTAACAGTGGAGACACTGGATACACCGGTGCGGCAACATTATTAGAACTTAATAAGGCATTCATCCAAGCTGAAACTGTTGCCTATTTGAATAAAAAATATGTAAACAGTTTTACATTTAATCAAACACGTTGGTCAAATATTATTAAAAGTATTATCAACGGTATCAGTTATGACGTAGCATTAGGAACTACTTTCAATGCCACTACTCAAGCTAGTCAATTATTCTTGGCCTACAACAGTGACATTGTTAATAATCAATTAACTCAAATTATTGATGCAGTCAATCAAGCAAAGGCACAGATACTAGGCTATTCATATAACACTACTAACTTACAAACATATATTGGACAAGTAGTAGACGCCATTGGATACGATCTAGTATTTGGTTCTAACTGGCAAACTGTACAAGTAGGGCAGGCATTTGCTAATGCCGGTACTAGTTTAAGTACTACAGAAATTGCCGCGGCTATAACAAATTTAGGAACACAGATAACTGCCATCGGCGCTATTGCTGGTTCACCAACACTAGTTGCTAGTGTCAATGCTAGCATTACTAGAATCAATGCTGTAATTCAAGCAGGAACTACACCAACTCCTAGTTGGCCTGCTATTCCAAATGTAACAATTATAGGTCAGACAAGTGCTAGAGATCTATTGTTTAACAACATTGGATTTATACAAGCTGAAATTATTGCTTACCTATTGGCCAATTACAGTAGTCTAAGTTATAGTCATGCCAAGTGCCAACGTGATGTTAAATTTATTGTAGAAGCTCTTATCTATGATTTGATGTATGGCGGTAACAGTCAAACTGTATATGCAGGATTACAATACTGGCTTAACAATTATTTAAATGTTCAAAGTTCTGAGCAGTCTGCCACAGTTGCGGCTATTGGATATATCGGAACATTGGTTCAGGCCATTGTTACAAATACTGCTCCTGCAACAATTTATCAACAGAGTATATCACAATACATTAACTCAACATTAACAGGCAACAATACTGCTACTGCTACGTTCTATAGTGGTAGTACATCAAGCACCTCACTAACAGTTACTACAGGACTAGTTCCTATCAGCGTTGGACAAGTAGTTACAGGCACAGGATTTACTAATGGTCAAACTGTAGTTTCAACAAGTATCAACGGAATTTATACTGTAATAATTTTAAGTGCCGCACCAAATAGTACACCAAGCGGTACATTGACTTTTACAAGTCCGGTATTAGGTTCGTTGAGTTCTAATGTCACTACACTACAAAGTATTGTCAGCGCAGTAAGCACACCATCTCCAAGTATAACACTACCAACTGTCTCAACAACTGCTAGTTCATTACAAACTGCTAGAACCGCAATCGTAGGACAAAAGACTAGTCTAGAAACTGGAGCAGTTACCTACATCAATGCCAATTATCCTGTAATTAATAATACAGGTATTAATACCAGCATATCTACATTGTTTGGTATTGTAACTAATTTATTGACTAATGGTATTAGTTCAAGAACTACACCAACATACTCAGATCCTAGCGGTATATCAAGTGGATATAGTCATGCTCGTCAAGCGTTATTGGCCAATATTAGTTTTATGGTGGCGGAAACAATCGCATGGATCAACACTAACTATCCTTCAGTTACCTACAGTTCAACAACCTGCTCAAGAGATGTTACCTACATCATTGAAGCTATTTGTTATGACTTGACTTACGGTGGTAATTCAGCAACTACTTTTGCCGCAAATCAATATTATGCAAATGCTACATTACAAATAGCTGGAACAGAGTTAACTGCTACTGTAGCGGCTTATGGACACTTGCAACAAATTGCTGTACTAATTGCAGGTAACAGTTCTGTAACTATTTTCCAAAGTGCTATCACTCAGACATTTAATAGCGCATGGGCAGACGGAGCAGGCGCTGCCGGAGCATTGAATACATTGTTCAATGAGCTAAAAGATATTATTGCAAACAACGATGCTTCTAACTATACAGTAACTTATCCAGTATTGACCAGTTACGCAAGCAACTTACAAAATGCACAAAGCATTATGTCTACTAATGCTAGCGCGATTGCTACTAGTGTTAATACATATTTGGCATCAACCTACACTGGCGGATTTAGTTATAATCAAGCGACCTGTTATAGAGACGTTGGCCTAATCATAGATGCTATGGTTATTGACCTAGTTACTGGCGGTACATATCAAAGTATCAATGCTGGTCTAAGTTACTATTCAAATACTAGTGCTAAGTCAGTAGCTATTGGAACACAATATACTGAAACAGTAGATGGTATACAATTTGCAGCCGCATTAGGTCTACAGGTATTAAATCAAACTACACAAAGCCGATATCAAACTCTAGTTACTCAAGTAACAAATGGCAGTTATACTGCAAGCACTAATGCTAAAACTACATTCACTAATAATATGGCCACATTGGTCAGCATTATTCAGTTAGGCTATGGTGCGGCTCCTACTCCAAGTTTTGGTACAGGTATATACACATTAACTATCAGCAACGGTGGTAATGGATATGTTGACCAAGGCACACCTGGTGATGTACACATTATCCCAGCTAAGGTAGTTGTAGGTGCGGCTGGTAGCGCCAATGGTACTGTTGTCAGCTACACCGGTGGAACAGGAACAGGTGTAGACAGTATTGTTCTACGCATGACTAAGCCTGGATTCTTCCAATGTGTTCCAACTACTGCTACAGGAACAAGTGGTACTAAAACACTTGTACTTGCTTCATTAACATATCAAAATATCAATACCAGCACTGTTGCTATTGGCATGGGCATTTCGGGTGCAGGCATTCCACTAGGTACAACTATTACTGCGGTTAATACTATTACCAACCAAGTTACAATCAGTGCTTCATTAACTGCTAACCTAACCAATACTAGTGTAATCGTTGGTGAGCAAATGGACTTTGGTGAGACTGTTAAGAATCTTAACATCACTATCCGTGTTGAAAGTGGTATCTACTACGAAGATTATCCAATCAAATTACCTGCTAACGTTTCAATCAGCGGTGATGAATTCCGTCGTACAATTATTCGTCCTCTAGATCGAGTAAGTCAAAGTCCATGGCGTAATATATTCTTCTATCGTGATTCAATCATTGACGGTATTCAAACAGGTTTAATTAATTTCACAACTGATTATGCCGCTAGCGTAACTAGTGGATTAACTATATCAGGCGCTAGTGGTAATATTACATGTACACTAGCGAGCGGACAAGCACTGGGCAGTTGGATTGGACTAGTTCTCAGTGACTCGTCTAGTGAAACCGGATCAGCAGGTAAGGCAGTTATCACATCCGTTGCTGGTAATGTGATCAATGCTACAGTAGTGTATCCATTTGCTACTACTGGATTCTATGCTACAGGCACCTGGCACTTGTGGGGAACTATTAACTACGGTCGTCACTACTTAACTAATCCGTTAGATATTACAAGTACTCCATTAAACAACAAATTAATCGACGTATTCTTGTGTAATGATGCTACACGTATTACAGGTATCACATTCCAAGGTCACGGCGGCTTTGCTATGGTACTTGACCCAGAAGGACAAATTAAAACTAAATCACCTTATGGCCAAGTCAACACCAGTTTCTCACAGTCAATCAATGCTAAACGATTTGCTGGTGGACAATTTGTTGACGGATTTACAGGTCGACTATTTGGTAACATTACTAATGTACAACCAAGCTCAACAGGAGTAGCAGGTATTACTGTTACCGTTACAGGAAGTCCTAACAGCGGTTTAGATATACGTGCTCCACAAACACCTTGCGTATTTTATATCGCAGGTAATCGTTACCAAGTTGACGATGTTCCGGTTTACAATAGTAGTACCTATACTGCCACATTAACACTAGACGTTTCAACTCCGTTCAATCCGTTAACAATTTACGGGTCATCATTTATCTCAAGTACAAATCATCCAGATGCATCAATCAGTGGTATCATTGATGCTATCACATACGACATGGTATTGGGATCAAACTATCAAGCAATTAAAACTTCACTAGCATGGTTGCTTCCTGCAAATGCTGTGACTGGTATTAATCAGTTGTTTGTCTTGTCTGGTATTAACAAAGCTCGAGATCTAGTCAATGCCGCTATTTCTAACGGTGCTGATCAAGGAAAGATTACAGCAAGTATAGCAACAATTACTAATGCTATTACCAATGGCAGTGTTACTATTCCAGCCGCAACTTTCCCAGTATTGCCAACTACCACAACTAACATTGCTAATGCTGTAACCATACTGCAAGCTAACAAGGCATTTATCCAAGCTGAATTAATAGCCTATATTGCCAGCAACTTTATCGTTAAGAGTATTCCTAATTATAGTGCTGTTGTTCTGTCTACTAGAGCAGGCTATGCCGTTGATGCATTAACTTATGACTTGATATACGGTGGTAATAGTGCATCATATGATAACGCAAGTACATATTATCTAGGCGGTGATCAAATCACAGGTCAAGAAATATATTATACATCAGCAATGAGCAGACTTAGTACTGTTGTGCAACAGGTTGTACAAAACTTCACAGTTACTCCAAGTGCCGGTAATTTACAATCACAAAATAAAGTCGCGGCAACAGCGGCTACTTCGGCTGAAGCAACTACACTAGCTGGATTGGTTGCACTGTTTGTTGACTATATCGCAGACGGTACATTTAATAACAGTGTAATTGGTACAATCACTAGCGGTTCAAACGTTATCAGTAATGTGCCATACAATCCAAATATTCTAGCAGGAGCAACATTGCCTGCCAGTGCTTATTTTGCCAGTGGCGCTACTATTCTAAGTGTTAGTTCATATCAGTCGGCTGGTACTATTACAGTCAGTCAAAATGCCGCACAGTCAGGTACTAATGTACAACTAGTGTTTTCATCGGCAGCGGTTACTAGAACTAACCCAACATTACCAAGTACTGGCTCTTATGCTCAAGCCTATACAGATAGAACTACTATCCAATCAGCTAAGAGTTCAATCCAAACAGCAGTTACTAGTTACTTAAATGCAGGCGCTGGCTTACCAGTTAACATTGAGATGGGTGGTAACCGAAGTATGTTGGCCAATGACTTTGCTATGATCAACGACCTAGGCTATGCGATTGTTGTAACCAACGGTGGTGCTAGTGAACAAGTTTCAACATTCTCATACTACTGTCATACACACTTCTGGTCTATAAATGGTGGACAGATTCGTGCAGTAGCTAGCTCGAACGCACACGGTGACTACGGTCTACGTGCCACAGGCTACGACGTAACTGAATTACCTAACGCAGTTCTAATGTCTAATGATATGGTGCAGACTGCTAAGATTTATAAACAAGGTGTTACTGCCGCATTGATGACACCAACTGCTACTACACAGTCATTATCTTTATTCATCATTGGTTATAATTATATTCCATATAACACTAGTGAATTAGAAATTGACCATACGCTATCAGGAGGTCAAGTCACACGTTATCTAATCAGTAGTGTAAGTCATACTACAACTACAGTCAATGGACAGAACGTTCTACAGTTGAATTTAAGTACTAGCGGTACTAATTCAACTTCGACAACTGGTTTACAATATGCACTATATGATGGACAAAGCGTAACTATTCGCGTACTACAAAACGTCAAATACTATAACATCAGTAACGTTAAGCCAACTCGTCCAAGTACCGCTGTTCAGTATTCAGACAATCTAGCAGACATTTATCGTGTTATTGCCTACAACTTGACAGAGTCAACTGGTGAACAGTTAGGACCTAACATTGCTATTCTAAGTACTGATGCATCATTTGGATACTATTTGTTTACTACAGATGGTAGTAACATCATCCAAGCTGATCCAAACTATGATGCTTCTGCTACTGTCAGCAGTGGCGGTACTGGAACAACTACCTTAGTAATTACTGGTTTCACCAGTGTCACCGGTGTATATCCAACCGCTAGTTCACTAGTAGGCGCCATTGCAGGCGGAGTAGGTTGGGGTTATCAAACTGTTCTAAATGTCAGTGGAGGTGGTCCTAATTATACTCTAACTATGAGTGCGGCTCCAAGTTATATCCCAGGCGGTACTGTAACATTCTCAAGTAAGAGTCAAGGTTACAAAGTGGGCGACAATAAAATTGCCGCATTGACTATCAGCAACCAAGCAGTTATAAATCAGATCAACAAGGGTATATACATCTTTGGTTGGGCAGGTCGCGTACATCGTGTTATCAGCTATACCAGTCCAACTAACATTGCCACTGGTACATTTAGCTCAGGCGGAACCAGCAGTTACACTCTAGTTGTAACTAACGTTGCAGGAACAATTAGTGCTG